ACCTTCTGGGTCTAGACCACGTTCTAATCTAGCTTCACCGGGTGTCAAAACACCCTCAGATAGATAAATCATGTCCGTCTTAGCTTTTGTAAAGGCATCCTCTACATTGATTTGACGGAATGAAAATTTAGCTGCACCACTTTCTAATTGTGGCATCAGTTGTGAATTCAAAGCTGCTTCTATTGAACTTTGTAAATGTTTCACATAAGGTTCGAAAATAGCACGTGCTTGTTCTGGTTTATCGAACATTGTCATAGGAACTTTCAATGCTATGTGTATTTTCTTTAAAATATCGTCAGTGTATTTACCATACTCAAAGGCACGTTGTGTACCTTGTAACTCTCTAATAGTTATATCATTACCATGTATAATGTCTTCGCCGGGTTCTAATGAGTTGAATGCATCCACGATTTCATTAATCTTGTCTGGGCCGTAAGGCATATCAGGTAACCCAGCAGATATGTCAAAACGACTAGTGGCATACTTATTAAGGGCAGCACCAATATCCCTTTCGGCATAATCTTTGAGGTCAACCAAGTATAAAACTGGGTGAATATCACTAAGACCGTAAGCATAATCATCGAAAGGGTTGTTTCTATATGCAATGATTTCTGTTTCTTCAAATCTAACATTCTCTTTGTCGTCTCCTACATCTTGATAATAATACATTATTTGACCATTCTCATTTCTCTGTATAAACATATTCTGAGACGAACGTAAAACTAAATTATCTCCAGTATATTCTAAATAAGATGTACCGAAAATTCTACCATTACGTAACCAAGAGTAAATTAACTGGTCAATATTTACTTCATCAAAAAAGTTAGTGATAGCCTCGCGCTCTGAGTCGTCGTCTGTTACGATGTCGTAACCGTCCTTCGCCGCATAAATGCAGGGTAAATCAATCAGAGTCCTGATTATGGGGTCAGAAAGATACACATTCATGTACGTTCTTGCATCCCCAATCTGTGGCTCTTTGTTTGCTCCGCCTCCGTAACCTCCCATTCCGCCGTCATTTTGAAGCTTTATACGTTTGATAACTCCAGCTCCGAAAGAACGTGGACTGTTCTCACTAAATGGTGGATTTTCACCTACTGTTGCGAATTCCCTTCTCCTGCCAAATGGCAGATAATCTCTCAAAGGCATAGGCTATCAAATATTAGTAGGAGGAGGGAGTATTTAAAGCTTTGCCCCAAAACCGCCTAAATACCTCCCGGAGAATGTTTATTTAGCGAATTTCGACCCCTTCTTGAGGTGTAAAGACCTTGCCCTGTCCATCCGCCACCACTTTGTTGTACATTTCTTCTTTCTGGCATAGAAACGGACGCAAAATTACCAGAAGTAGGTAACATTGAAAGTGCTCCATGCAACGCAATAGCTGTACTGTCACAATAATCGTCATGTTTGCCGGTGGGAGCTGATATTTTCTCTGTTTTGTTAGCTGCATCCATAGTATACTGCAAATCAACGTGTTCTCTATACCATTTATTCACTAATTTAGCGTGTTCAGGTGGCAAATCTTTGGGGTCTGGTACGATAACTTGATTCTTTTGTAAGTAAGATACCATGTCTCTATAGACTTGGGTTTTAGAACCCCTTGCTCCACCTGTAAAAATGAAAGGTATAAATTGTATACCAGCTTCTATACATGCTACTCTTATATCTTGTTCAATGGCACCACCCATACCTGTAGCGTCAATAATAAGTCTATCTGCTCCAAAGCCACGTGCAACTTGCATAATACGTTCTCTTTGATAAGGTATGTCATGACCTCCTGTTCTCGGATTGATTTCTTCTAGGTAAACAAGTCTTGCAACATTTTGTTCTATAGATTTTTCACATGTAAACACACTAATCACAGTAGAATTGACAGATTTACCAATATCAACGCCTACTGTACAGTTTTCGACCTTTGTTCCAAGCTCATTGAACAAAAGACCTCTCTGAAAAGTACCCCGCAATAACTCTGCATTGAAAATATTAGAAGAAGACTCAACGAAATCACATTCATATTCAGTGCGCCAATAGATTGAATCCTCTCCCCACTCTGTCATTTTTGTTAACATATCTTCTTCAGTATAAGGTGGGTCATAAGCTCTACCTCTTTGTACAGCATCTCTCCACGTATAATGTAATCTACTAAAAGAATCTGCATAAGAATCATCGTATAAATATCGGTACATGTGGTTTTCTTTACTTTTTGGCGTACCTAAGTTGATAAATGGCGCTGTATTAGAAATGATAGAGGGCTCTACGTTGTCAATGAACAACTTGTCATCTATCAATGGACTTTCATCTACTATCAAAAATGTAGGATGCTGTCCACGTATAGCTTGCCCCTGATTCGATGGAGCTATAGGAGCTCTTCTGAGCACTGTACCACCCTTCATTGTGATATTAGGCTTGTTATGGAAACGGTAATGCTTAACTAAGCCCTCTAGAAAGGCATTGTCTGCAAAATGCCTGTAACAGTAATTAAAGATAAGTGAAGCTTGGTCCTCGCTTGGTGCAAGCACAAATATTAAATCTCTGAATCTCTTGAAGAACATGTAGATAACTACAGCTACCGAGAGAGCGTAACTTTTCCCAGAGCCTCTTGGAGCTAAGATAGCTACTTTACGATGCTTTTCTGGGTCATTGTCAGGATATGTTAGAGATTCAACAACAATATCCTCTTGCATAGGACGTAGTTTTAGTGGTCTGCGTTTGTTATCTATCAAATAACATTCACAAAAGGCACGAACCAACAAAGTCATCTTAACTTTATTAGTTCTGCACTTTTCAAAAATCTTTTCTAGTTGGATGCTGTCGTGTGCAGCTATACCACTAATCGCTGCGTTCAGTTTCTTCTGCTCGTTCTTTATCGGTATCCTCGTCATCCATTAAACTCTCCAATACTTTACTAAAACCTTCTGTATTCTTTTCAACAACCGTTGGTACCTCTATATTCAACGCTTTAAATTCTTGATGGATGTTATTAATGACTGTGTTTCTTGTTCGCAGCAACTCTGCTCGTACGTCAACATCCCGAAAATGAACAGAAATTTCCTGCCACAATAAGTCTTCAAGAGCGAGATTGCGTGCAAGCAGATGGACAAGCTCTTTATGACGCTCATATTCACCTTCTCCGACACGCTTTCTCAAACTCTCCTTGTATTCCTCAACGTCCATTACTTCTGTTCGTCGAGTGCAGCCTTGACCTTAGACTTGACTAGACCAGCTAGTTCATCGTCTTTCTCATCCCAAGCTGTTAATAAAACGTTTTTGACTAAAGAGTCTTTAACGTGTAACTGTGCTTGTTCATCTAGTTTTTCATAGGCTTTCATTTGAGCTTTGGTTAGATTCTTATCTAGAAGTTCCATCAATTCTGCTTCGTTGTTTTTCAAGTATTTGAAAACTAAAGCTTTTACTGCAGGAACTGTGTATGCAATATACCCAGCTGCAACTAAAAGTAGTCCAACTAAAGCCATTAGTAATGGTTCGTCCATCAAAGTATCTAATATACCTGATTCTTCTACAGTATCAATGATAGCAGTTAAGTTACCTTCGCTGGTCTCATTGGTGGCTGTTTGATTTGATGTTTCGTTTGCCATAGGTTTTCACCTAAATCTAATAACGCATGGGACTATATAAAGGTTTCGTTGGTGTGGCCCATAAAGACGCTTGTGCGTAAGTATCCTGTGGGGCTCTGGTCTGCTGAGCCACAATATATCTAGAACGCCTGACTATATAAAGTTTGCTGTGGTTACTTGCAATCTACAGTCGGGACATTCCCAAATAGTCTTCTCATAGTCCCTATACATCTTGACCATATCTCTAGCCAGATAAAAATTCTTCTGATAACATACTTTACATTTCATATTTATAGAGGATTACAAGTATAACAGCGTCTAGTGCCGTCATACAAGTATCCTATTGTCCTTTTTCCACATCTACATTTAAGCATAATTCACCTATTTCTTCTTAGCTGTAGTCTTTGTTATAGCTGATGATTCCATTTTGTGCTCTTGTGCTTGTGCATTAGATTCTATCTGCTGCATTTGTTTCTGAGCTGCATCATTGTAATCAATAACTGCCTGAGCTTTTATTTTGTAGAAAGCTGTTTTTTCTGCTTGTTCTTGTTTCCAAACGTCTAGGGCATCTTTGATGATAAGCAATGCAGGTCCACCCAATATTGCAATCAAAGTTGTATATCCTTCAATTTGTTCAAGAACAGAATCGTCTTGTAATCCACTGTGAATTACGAAACCAGCAAAACCTACCCATAGTAAAACTAAGGGCACAGCTATCATAAACATAAAAATGTCATTAAACGTTACACCTTCACTTGCTGTATCTTTACTCATTCTCTCAACCCTCCTTTCTTCTTGTTTCTTTTCTGGAATCTTCATCTTCGGTACCTTGATACCTGATAACATATTCCATATCATCCTCATTGTAAATATAATAAATGCTGTAGCTGCTAGTGCTAAGAGAGCTATCACCAACATTAAAAGTATATTTGTAGCTAGGTCCAACATTTATCATTCTTCCTCCAAGACTATATCTTCAATCATAAACCATGAGACAAACTCGTATACGCCATCTCTATTCCAATCTGCGAACAGATTAACGTATATCGTGTACCAACCAGTATACGGTTCTGTAAAGTATTCTACACTTGAGTGTAAAGGATACTCGTTGGCTTCCCATCCTGTTACGTTGAAGTAGTTGTCATTCCACATATATCCATTGTAAACAGTTTCATTATCTTCTACTTTCATATGACCTACATCATAACCAATCATTATTGGTAATGTGTCTTGGTCGCAATCGGTATCGACATCAACAGTAATATTCAATGAGTTGTATTCTCTTGAATAGTTACCGAATTCCATACCATCATAAAAATAAGTTTCATTAGCTGTACAGTCATATTCTTCATATTCACAGCTACCATCATCTTCTTCTGCCCTTTCGTTGTAGTTTGAGGCCTCAACATCCATGCATCCATAAATCGTATCATCTTCTTCGGTTTGATTTCCTGTACCATTATCAACAGGACCACCTAAG